ACGATGTTAGTGATGCTGATAGAGAAAGAGCATCAGTTCGATTCGTTCCTGACTTATCATATAATAGTTACTAAAAGTTATGAGTTATGCAAGAGCATCAAGAGCTTTAGGAGATTGCGATAGGTGCGGCTTTACCTATAAGTTAAACGAATTACGCTATCAAATAGAAGATAGCAAAAGAAATGGTTTAAGAGTCTGTAGAGACTGTTTTGATGAAGATCAGCCTCAACTTAAACTTGGCGAATTAAATATTGTTGATCCTCAGGCATTGTTTAACCCTAGAGTTGACAGAGGAGAAGCTGATTCTACTAGATATACCGCATGGAACCCTATAGGTGGAGGAATGGTCCAATTTGGATCAAGCACTATGGGGCTTAAAATGGAAGGCAAAATAGGAAAATTAACAGTGAGTACATCATAATATGGCTTGGACATTTACAACATTAAAATCAGCTATACAGGATTATACTGAAAACACTGAAGCATCTTTTGTTTCTAATATGACAAATATAATCGTACAAGCTGAGAATAGAATAATTAAATCCGTTGAACTTCCTAATTTTAGAAAGAATCAAACAGGAACATTTACAAGCAGTAACTCTTATTTGGCAACGCCAACAGATTATTTATATCCTTATTCATTAGCCGTTATAGATGGTGACAGCAATTATAATTACTTACTTAATAAAGATGTTAATTTTATAAGAGAAGCATATCCAGCATCTGCTACAACAGGTGTTCCAAAGTATTACGCACAGTTTGATGATGATTTTTTTATAGTTGGTCCATCGCCAGATTCAGGTTATACAGTAGAGATTCATTATTTTTATATTCCTGAGTCAATTACTGCAGCTTCAAGCGGAACTTCATGGCTTGGGACTAATGCTAGCGAAGCTCTTTTATATGGAAGTTTAGCTGAAGCGTATACTTATATGAAAGGTGAGCAAGATATTCTTAATAATTACGAGAAAAGGTTTAAAGAAGCGTTAGAGCGCCTTACGCTTGAATCAGATGGTTATAATAGAAAAGACGCTTACAGGAGTGGACAAAGAAGAATAAATGTCTGATAAAACATCAATAGAGCAACTAAAAGGCAAAAATATTGCAATAGTTGCTATGGGTCAAAGTCAATTAGACTTTCATTTATCCCAGGTTAATAGTGTTATTTTTGATGAAGTATGGGCTATTAATGCAATGATTGGCGCATTACCTAATATAGATCGAGCATTTATATTGGACCCAATGAGTAGATTTTTAGATACTGAAGATGCTGGCAGCATGACGGATATGATGAGAATACAGTTGCCATTAGCGAATTATCCTATCTATTCTTGTGAATTAGATGCCAGGGTTCCTGCTGTTATTGAATATCCACTGCAATCTATTGTAGAAGAAACTGGCTGTTCTTATTTTAATAACACAATTGCTTACTCTGTTGCGTTTGCTTTATGGAAAAGGGTAGAGAGCATTTCTGTATTTGGCGTAGATTTTACTTATAAAAGCAATATGCACTTTGCAGAAGCAGGTAGAGCTTGCGTTGAGTTTTGGTTAGCTAAATGTATGGATGCAGGAATAATTGTATCAATATCGCCTAGATCATCTTTATTAGATACTAATATTGATCTTAAAGACAAGTTATATGGTTATCATAGACTAAACGATCCCAAAATTACTTACCAAAATGGTTCTGGTATAAAAGTTTGCAAGTTTTCTGATATAGAAATTGAAGAAAAAAGAAAGCCAGTTGGTATGATAGACAGAAATGATATAGATTTAAACCCACCAGAACCTAAAAAATACTAATGCAAACAGATAAATTTGAAATATCAATAGGTGATTTGGGTGTTCAAACAACTCAAAACCGAGGTCATACTGTTGAAGAGATAGCTGAAATGGCTACCAATAAACTGATTTCTATAAGTGATACTGCTGATCCTATGGTGAAAGCACAAGCTCACGCATTTAGAGATAAATGTAAAAGGGTAATTACATTTTATGTGCAAGAAGGAATAAAAAACCATATTTGTACTATATGTAATAAATTAGAAAAACAAGGTCATTCCGACCTAGCAAATATAATAAGGAGGCTGTAATGGCTATAACTCAAGCAATGTGTACCTCGTTTAAGAGCGAGTTACTTCAAGCTAAACACAATTTTTTACTCACAGGAGGAGACACATTCAGATTGGCACTTTATACAAGTTCAGCTACTATGAGTGCATCCACAACTGCTTACACAACTACAGCAGAAGTAAGTGGAACCAACTATACGGCAAAAGGAGATTCTTTAACTCGTATAGACCCAACTACTTCAGGAACTACAGCATTTACGGATTTTGCTGATTTAACTTTTGGTACAGCAACTATAACTGCAAGGGGCTGCATGATTTTCAACGACACAGCTACTGGTGATCCAGCAGTTGCGGTTTTTGATTTTGGTGGAGATAAAACATCTACAGCAGGATCATTTACTATTACTTTTCCTACTGCTGATGCTTCAAACGCTGTTATTAGAATAGCTTAAGGCTAGCCAATGGCTAGTGTAACTGGTTGGGGTAGAGGAACGTGGGGTTCTGATACTTGGGGTAAAGAAAACCCTATTGCATTAACAGGCTTAGCGGGAACAACCGCATTAGGGTCTTTAGCAATAACGGCAGATGCTAATGTAGCTGAGACAGGAGTTGCAGCGACTGGAGCTTTAGGCTCTGAAACTGTTACTGGAGCTGCAAACGTAGCTGTAACAGGTTTAGCAGGAACTACTGCATTAGGTACAGAGACAGTTAGCGGAGATGCTAATGTAGCAGAAACTGGATTAGCGGGAACAGGAGCCGTAGGAACTATACTGGCTGCTGGTTTTGCAATTACTGGAGTTAGTGGTACTGCATCTACTGTAGCTTTAGGTGATGAAACTGTAACAGGTGATGCTAATGTTTATCCGACTAACGTAGTTGGAACAACAGCTTTAGGTAGTATAAGCCTAGTAACTAATAATATAATTGCAGTTACATTAGGGGCAGCGACAGGAGCAGTTGGTTCACTTGCAACAACTTCTGGTGCAAATATTTATCCAACAGGAGTATATGGAACAGGAGCATTAGAGAATTTATTAGTTTGGGGTGATGTAACGCCTGGACAAACAACAACTTACACTGAAGTTTCTACTTCACAAACACCTAACTATAGCGAAGTATCAACATCACAAACTCCTGATTGGGAAGATATTGCAGCTTAATGATATAATTTTACAAAGGAAACAACATGGCAAGTACATACGTTAATAATCTAAGACTCAATGAAATGGCTACTGGAGATGGTAGTGGAACCTGGGGTACAACTACAAATACGAATTTAGAGTTGATAGGACAAGCTTTAGGCTACGGCACTAGAGCCATCGCCAATGCGTCAACCGATAACATCACTATTGCAGACGGAGCTTCCGATTCCGACAGAGCAATGTACCTTAAACTGACGGGTGGCGGTCAGGCTTGTACTGTAACGCTTTTACCAAACACAGCATCCAAAGTATGGATGATGGAAAACGCTACTTCTTACACACTAGCATTTACTTGTGGTAGTGGAGCTAACGTATCTATTCTGGCTGGCGAAACAAAAATTATAGCCACCGATGGTGGTGGTTCTGGTGGAATAGTTTATGACGTATTAACCGACACAAATTTAGCAGGAACAACTAAAACAGCAGCATTAACCAATGCTGGCGCTTTATCTAATCAAGGAACAGTAACAGTAGGCGTAGACGATACTGGTTATGACGTTAAACTTTTCGGAGCAACGTCAGGTAAATACTGGTTGTGGGATGAATCAGCAGATGGCGTTCTGCAATATAGTACATTAACAGTAGGTGTCGATGACACAGGCTATGACGTTAAATTCTTCGGTGCTACTTCTGGAGCTTATATGCTTTGGGATGAATCCGCAGATGACTTAAAATTAGTCGGAGCAGCAGGATTAACTGTTGCTGGAGATATAGACATAGATGGCACAGCTAATCTAGACATTGTAGACATTGATGGTGCAACTCAAGCAGACGGTACTATTACTGTTGGCGTAGACGATACAGGCTATGATGTTAAATTCTTTGGAGCAACCTCTGGAGCTTATATGCTCTGGGATGAGAGTGCTGATGATTTGGTTTTAGCAGGCGCAGCAGGTTTAGATATTGCAGGAGACATAGACGTAGACGGCACAGCTAACCTAGACATAGTAGACATTGATGGTGCTGTGGATATGGCGAGTACGCTGGCTGTTGCAGGAGTAACAACT